GATCTTGGCCACCAGCGGGATCATGGTCTCGTTGATCAGGCGACCGAACGCGCTGCCCAGGTTCTGCGCGAGCTCCTTCATCCGCTCGACGATCTCGGTGGCCGAGCGGGCGCTCATGTTGTCGGGCGGCAGCGACTCATCCAGCAGGATGCGCTTGATGCTGGCCGTCAGGTCGTTGATCACCAGCTGGCTGATGTTGAAATCACCAGCGCGTGTCAGGGGCTGCAACGATGCGCCTTGCGGGCCACCGTTGCGGGCAACCGGGATGATCGCGCCAGGCACGATCTTGACCGTGTTGGGGTTCAGCACGCCGTCGTCGGCAGCGGTGTAGACACCGGCCACCGCCAGGCTGGCATTCTTCAGCAGGAGCTCTTTGGTCTTGTTGAGCGTCTTGATGTCGGGCAGCGCTGTGATCAGCGGGCCTCGACCGTATATCTCGCCCGCCACCTTCATGTACCGGCTGATCACCCAGGGAGAGGTCTTCCGGCGACGGTAGACGATCTCGGTCTTGGTGATCTTGTCGATGACGTGGTAGCAGTAGTCGCCACGCTTATAGTCGTGGATCGTAGCCTCGATGAGTTCGATGTCCTCGGTGGGCTTTTGCTCGATCCGGCGTGCGAGCTCGTCGCCGATCTTGGCATCCGGCCACTGGCGCTGGATCGACTCGCCCTTCATGCGCATCCGGCGGTAGACGTTGTCGACCTGGCCGTTGGCGCCTTCCTCGTAGCAGACCAGGAAGAGGGGCACCGGCACGAAGTTGATCGGCGTCACGTCATCGCCAGGCTGCACCATCATGCAGGCCGTGCCGACCGCGAGATCGAGCAGGAACTCGCCGATCGCAATGTCGAAGTTCGACTGCTTGAGCACGGCGAACATCTTCTCGCCGTAGACATCCAGGATGGCCTGGGCCTGCTGCGTGCGCTCTGGCGGGATCGCGGTGCCAGGCTCAAGCCTCGACCACTTGCGCTGGGGAGGGAAGACTACCGACTGCAGCCTGTTCGCAAACCGTTGGGTGCTGTTGATTGCTGTACTGTCGAAGACGCGCTGCATCTTCTTCGTACCCGTGCTGCCGCCTTCCCAGACGCCGTACAGTTGCCGCTGCGGGAGCGCAAACTCGTAGGCATCTTGGTAGATTTGCTGGAACTCGTCCTTCTTCGTCTGCGCCAGCTGCTGCCGCTTGAGTATCTGCTCTGGCGTCAGCCGCATCCCGCCGTTCTTCTCGTATTCCATGACTATGCCTCGGCCTTGTACTTCGCCAGCAGATTCCTGCCCTTCGCGGCCAGACGTTGCGCCGCTGCTTCGGTGCGCGGTGCAGGCTCACCCCAGGCCCGCGCCGCCAGCGCCAGCCTGGTTGGATCACCGTCCTTGTCGACCAGCGGCCCGCTCGGGTTCGTATAGAACCGCGTCAAGAACGAACCTTTGCGCCTGGCGCGTTGCCCGGTAGGGCTCGACTCCTTCACGCCCGGCTGCAGGTTCTTCGATTCGCCACTCAACTCATAGTGACGGCGACCAGCCTCAGTCAAACCGCCTCTTGGATCTTTGTGGCGAAAACTCATTATCCAAGCCAACCATCTGCCAATTGTTTAGCTTGCGCTCGAAAGGCTTGATATGCCGCATAAGCAGCAACATCGGATGATTGATTGTTGATAATTGCAATTTCCGCGCCGGTCGAAAAAACAGACGCAATGATTGCTTCAATGATTGCTGACCGTCCAGCAGACGAATCAACAGATGCCTCGTTTGCCACCCACTGAGTCCGGGGTTCTCCCATCGATGGCGCTGCTACCTCTTGCGCGTCCCATCGAATGTACAAGGTTTGCCCGATAACTTGATAAGTTTGCGGCTGAGAATCAGAATACACTTTCATATCGCACCTCTAAGTTGTTTTGGAAACATCGTTACCAAATTGTGTGAGACATTTTGTCTCCACAACTGTTTAGCACTTGCCGTTATCACCCAACCCTTGTAAGCCATTAACTTACTAAGCGCCAGGTCACGATCAACTTTGTTTTTATGCTTTCGAATCCAAGTGCACGTTGACTTAAAATTTGCCGCAATGTTTTTTCTTAACCTAGTAAACGCTGGGAAAAATCTATACCCAACAAAGTCTATGCCGTTTTTTTCTACGTTAGTGATCGACCAATTCTTTTTAACTTGCAACCTCAACATTGATAAGCAATCTTCAATTCTTTGTTTTATTAATATCAGTTGATTTACAGTTTTTCCAAATACAACTATGTCGTCACAGTATCTGTAATAACCATCTGGCCGAATATTTTGCTTGATGTGCCAATCAAGAGAATTTAGATACAAGTTGCCAAAATGTTGGCTTGTGTAGTTACCTATCGGCAATCCTTTTGTTGAGTCAATAATGTCATCAACAAGCCATAGCGTGTCTTGACACTTAACTTTTCGCCTAACCGCAGCCTTCAATAGATCATTATCAACGGACGGATAGTATTTTTTGACATCAATCTTGAGCGCATATTTTGGGCAGCTATTGCTTCTGACCAGCTTCTTTACGCGCTTCATTGCGTCATAAGTTCCTCTTCCGCGTATTGACTGAAAAGAATCTCTTATAAACGTATTGACCAATATTGGGCCAATAACATTCAATAAGGCGTGTTGCACAATCCTGTCAGGAAAATATGGCAGTTTGTGAATCACCCTTTGTTTCTTACCGTCATGCCGCTCAGATACCTCATACCGACTAGTTGTAAAAGTTTTGTTTGCAAGCATTTCTTGAATCTGCAAACAATACTTGTCAATGTCGGAATCAACCATCTTTACTTCTGAGTAAAACGATTTACCTTTACGGGCAAAACGATGCGCCAACTTGATATTCTCAAGGTCAATTATCTTGCCCCAAAGATTACCGTGACGCTTCATCGCTGTTGACTTCCCGGCTGTTCGCTTTCGCTACCAAGCCGTATTGGATTGTCATATTCGCCCAATCGGACAGGGGACACGGCGCCGTGTTTCCACAACAGCAAGCTGTGCACCAATATTACGATTCGCATTAGATGAATCATTATTCAGATTCCAATAGAACCTGCTGGCATTCGCACCATTATTCGCATTCCTGCCAAAGATAGTGACCTGCCATCCATCTTTTACACCGTTGCCCCTTTACAACACCTTAGAACGCAAGCCGCGCACCAAAACCACGATCCGCAGCAGAAGAAGCCCTATTCAGAGACCAACAGAACCCGCCGGCACTCGCACCATCCTCCGCACTCCCGCCAAAGAGAGCGACCCGCCATCCACTCGCTTGAAAGTAATAATCAGCAAGATAAGTTGAACTGCTACCACCAACTGCGCTAGGCAGGAACGCATACGGTTCTTGCTGCACATTCGTTACAAAGCCATCACTTGCAACCATTGCCGCGCCAATCGCGTTGTAATTGGTCGCCGTGTCATCTGCAAAGTTTGCTCGCGTATTGCTTACATAACCTTGATTGCTGTTGATGTTGTAACCATCAACCCAGTTCCAGCAGTTGCCATACCAGTTTTCGATACCTCGATAAGACATGAACGCAGTGTTGCGAGTCCCACTCGATGCGCCATTCGTCGTGTTCGTGCTGGCATTGCCGATGCTGTTTGACTTGCCAGCTTCAGAGTGCGGTGAATCGGTCTGGTTGCCACTCGAAGCAGGGTATCCAGCAGACACCGCCACGTTACCGTCGCCAATCGTTTGTTGAGTTCTGAAAGTCCCATATTCGACCAGGAACAGCAACTCAATCGCCCACATCAAATAGGCGTCAACAAGTCGCCAACCAGTGCCACGGTTCGCGGCCATCGCCCGAGCCTGCGCCCTAGTAATCCCAACGGCTGGGAAAATTCCAGACACAGATGCAAGTTTTGCAGTACCAGTGTTCCAGTTTTGTCCAGCACCAACATTGCTGTCGTAATTCAAACCCGACTGGTAAGTGCTTCCGGTGGTGTTCACACAAGCATCGTATGCCCCGACATAGCGATAAGGTACATATTCGCCATCCTTCATAAACGCTGGATGAAGTCCATAGCCAGGCGCTGGAAGTAGCGACACAGACCAAGTTCTCGTTGATCCTGGAGTGAATTTGACGTAGAACGCTGGAATCTCAACCATCACCTGACCATCAGCGCCGCTTAGATCCGCTGCTGTTCCATCGGCCTTTAGCGTCGAATCGGTAGCCGACAAGTAGTAGTAAACGTCTCCGTTATCTTGCAACACGCATCGGCGCATTGCAGCATGAACATCAGATACACCGTTGCCAGAGTAAGTGTCGGCAGATTGAGTCCATGATGCAGAAATTCCGGTTGAGATTCTTGGAACCGTTAGAACACTTCCATCAAAAGCAAAACTTGCTTGAGACGTAAGTATTTTTGACGCATTCAAATACGGTATTGCATTTGCAACTTGAGCACTCATTGGATTAAGAATCAACCCATTGAGCAACTCAGCAATAGTAATTTTTTTCGACCGATCGGCAGCAGCTGCTTCGCTGATGTCGACGATGTAGAGCAGGTCACCGGTTGCGGTGTTTGCGCCCGTCAGCGACGTGAGCGCGGAGACGGCTTTATCAGTCATTTCAACTCTC